CATTCATCTATCCCACAGATTTGGGTTAATTGTCCTCATACGTTCAGAAAATTAACTCCGATAGAGTGTGAACGGCTGCAGACAGTACCAGACGGATATACTGAGGGAGTATCTGACAGTCAGAGATATAAGATGTTAGGTAATGGTTGGACCGTAGATGTAATTAAACATATCTATAAGTTTATGTTAGATAATGAATCCTAATCAAATCAAATGGTTAGGAACTATGTTATTCCTAATAGCTGCATTGATGTTATCTTCTAATATCTCAATCAGTAAATGGGGATTCTTTTTATTCTTAACAGGACATATTTTATTAGGTATACTATTCTTAAAACAAAGAGATAAACCAATGTATCTACATAACCTATCTTTTATTTTGATAGACTTATGGGGAATATATCGTTGGTGGTAAATATAAAAACAAAGGAGTAAATATGAGTATTGGTAACAGTTATTTAGTAGGTCAAGAAGAACAAGGTTTTGTGTACTTCGATGAAGACAAAGGTTATTATGAGACTACTAAACTAGGTAAACTAGTTGAAGAGAGAGATTTCTTAGAGTGGGAAATAAGTCGTAATAAAGAAGATTTAAAGAAGGTAATAGCTAAAATCAATAAATTAACTATGGGGAGAGAAAGTGAGGTGTAAAGTTTGCGACCAATTATTAAATGATTATGAATCTATGAAGAAGGACCCAGTAACTAAACAATATTTAGACACTTGTACATATTGTCTGAATATGTCTAGAACAAAGACTATATCTAAGATGGAAGAGGAAGAATCTTTTAGAGAAGAAAATAATTTTAAAAATAATTCCATAGAAGAATAAACTGTGATACAATATCTTAAGTTACACCTTAGTTTAATCCTAAGGTTTAACTTAAAGTGTTTACCTAAAGTGTAGCTGTAGCTGCTATATCTTTAGGTAATAACTTAAAGTGTTACCTAAGGTGACACTTAAGATAGGGCATTGGACATCGCCCTTTTTTGATGTCTATTTTTAGTAAGGAAAACAAAATGATTACAAAAGGCGAAGCTAAGTATGTGTATCTTGACTCAACTGAGAAGTTTGGAGGTGAAGACACAGGTAAGTACACTTTAACTATTGCACTGTCTGATTCAGAGGCAGCTAAGTTAGAGGAAGCAGGTGTTAAAGTCAGAACTATTAAAGATGCTGACAGTGGTAAGGACATCAAGATTAGGAAGTTCTCTACACAGTACAAGTTAGATGATAATATGATTCAGACTAACAGTGGTAATGTAGTAGGAACTGACTTCGGTGCAGGGTCTCAGGTTGAGGTCCTATGGAAGGCAGGTAAAGAACATCCTACTCACGGAGTTGCTACTTATCTGACAGCTATCAAACTAGAAGATGATTACACTCCTGGATACAGAGGCGCTAATGAAGAATTAGCAGACTTCCTCAATAGATAGTAGTGTCTAAAAGATGTCAGATTTTCTACATCACGAGCCGTGTCCTAAGTGCGGCTCAAAGGATAATCTGTCTCGGTATTCAGATGGTCACGGCTGGTGTTTTACCACTGGCTGTGGCTACTTTGAACCCGCTACAGATAAACAAACACAACATAACTATGAGGAGGAGACACAGTTGGAAACAAAGGGATTTATTAGTGACATCCCTGAACGAAAAATATCTAAGAAGATTGCAAGTAAATTCGGAGTTAGAGTCACTAAAGGAACGGATGGTAAGATTGATAAACACTACTATCCATATTACGATTCAAAGACAGGAGACCTAGTAGGCTACAAAGTAAGAAATGTAGCAACTAAAGATTTCACTATTAGTGGAACAAATAGAGGAGCAGGTCTTTTTGGACAGAATGTATATAAAGAAGGTGGTAATAGATATTTAACTATCACCGAAGGAGAATTAGATGCACTGTCTGTCGCAGAAATGTTCGATGGTAAGTGGGCATCTGTATCTCTAAAGAATGGAGCTCAATCAGCAGTCAAAGATATTAAGGATAATCTAGAGTATGTAGAATCCTTTGAATATGTCGTTCTTTGTTTTGACCAAGATGAACCAGGTTTGGCAGCAATCAAAGCTGTAAGAGACATTATCTCACCTAATAAACTAAGAATCTGTACCCTTCCTATGAAGGATGCCAGTGATATGTTGATGGCAGGTAGTGTCAAAGATTTTACTGAATGTTGGTACAATGCAAAACCTTATACTCCTGAAGGAATTATCTCAGCCGCAGATACTTGGGAGTATCTAAAGGAAGAGGAAGATATCGAATCTATCCCTTATCCTTGGATGGCATTGAATGAAGTGACTTATGGGTTTAGACCTAAAGAATTAGTCACACTCACAAGTGGTACTGGTATGGGTAAGACTAGTGTAGTAAAAGAATTAGAACATTACCTAATCAACAATACTGAAGATAATATAGGTATCTTACATCTAGAAGAATCTATCAGTAAATCAGCTGAAGGAATTATGTCTGTAGAATATAATATTCCTTTGCACATCCCCACATATAAAAGTAAGTTCTCTAAACAAGAGAGATACAATATGTGGTACAAAGCCGTAGGTCAGTATGACGGAAGATTATTCTTCTTCGACCACTTTGGCAGCATCGCAGAAGATAGTCTAATCAATCGAATCAGAGCTATGGCAAAAGGTATGGATTGTCAATGGATTATCTTGGACCATTTATCGATAGTTGTGTCAGACCAAGAAGGTTTCTTAGATGAAAGAAAAGCTATCGATTCTATAATGACTAAACTAAGGAAGTTAGTACAAGAGACAGGCATAGGTCTGTTCGTTGTCTCCCACCTTAAAAGACCTATGGGTAAATCTCACGAGGAAGGAGGACAAGTCTCTTTATCTGAACTTAGGGGTTCATCTGCAATCGCACAGTTATCTGATATGGTAATTGGTTTGGAGAGAAATCAACAAGCAGATGATGAACAAGAAAGGAATACTACTACACTTAGAGTCATTAAGAATAGATTTGCAGGTTTGACTGGTAAAGCTGGAAGTTTACTATATAATAAAGACACTGGAAGATTAAAGGAAATTTAAAATGAAGGTGTACTTCGATATAGAAACTGATGGTATAGATGCAACTAAAATACACTGTATCTGTGCAATGAAAGATAATGATGATACAATGTACAATTTTATAGGAGATAAATGTTATGAAGATTTCTACAGATGGTTGGGGATGGAAAATATACGAGTTCTTGTTGCTCACAACGGCATTGGCTTTGATGTTCCTGTTCTGCGTTTTCTTAGTGGCTTCAGCTGGGATTTTATTATACGAGACACTCTCGTCCTATCAAGATTGGTTAATCCTTCCTTGGACGGGGGACACTCTCTCAAGTCTTGGGGTGAAAGACTAGGTAATTATAAAGATGACTATCAAGGTGGTTGGGAAAACTTCTCTCAAGAAATGTTAGAATATTGCCAACAAGATGTCAGAGTTCTGAAAGACCTTTATTTTAGATTAGAATGTCAATTAGAAGATTTCTCTGAACAAAGTATAGATATAGAACATAGAGTCGCAACAATAATTAAAGAACAAGAAGATACTGGAATCTTATTTGATGAACGAAAAGCTTCTTTATTATTGGCTGAACTAAAAGATAAAGTTATTGAGATAGAACAGAGAGTAAGAAAAGTATTTACTCCTCTGCCTGTATGGGTAGACTTAGTCGACATAAAACAGAAATATAAGAAAGATGGAACTCCTACTGTTGCCTATCAAAAACAGTTGGATAGAGGTGCTCACTATAATGATGGTACCTGGGGTTGTATAGAGTATCCTGACTTTAATCTTGGAAGTAGACAACAGATAGCTAGATACTTACAACATTTTGGTTGGGAACCTCAGGAATTTACTGATAAAGGTAATCCGATAGTGAATGAGAAAGTGCTTGAGAATGTGAACATACCTGAAGCCAAACTTATAGTAGAGTATCTCACCATCACCAAAAGAGTTGCGATGGTTCAATCTTGGATAGATGCCATAAAAGAAGACAATAGAATACACGGAAGGGTAAACAGCTGCGGTGCCGTCACAGGTAGAATGACACATAGTAGTCCTAACTTGGCACAAGTACCTGCTGTTTATTCCCCATACGGAAAAGAATGTAGAGAATTGTGGATAGTTCCTGAAGGAAAGAAACTAGTAGGTATTGACGCTAGTGGTCTGGAACTCAGGATGCTAGCACATTATATGGACGATAATGACTATACTGAGGAGATATTAAATGGAGATATTCACACAGCAAATCAAATGGCTGCAGGACTTCAATCAAGAGATTCAGCAAAGACTTTCATCTATGCCTTCTTATATGGAGCTGGAGATTCCAAAATCGGAAGCATCGTGGGAGGAAGTGCGAAAGCAGGTGCTAGTCTTAAAGCAAAGTTCCTTGATAATACGCCAGCACTTAAAACACTACGAAGACGAGTTG